GGCGATGAACCTGCAGTTGCTCAGTTCCACGTCGTCCACCCCGCCGCTGATCTTGCTGGCGCGGACCTCGTAGACCGAGTTGCCCGACAGGGGCGAGCCGTTGATGATGACGAAGGTGCCCTCGGCGATGTTGGTCGCCCCGGCACCGCTGACCGTCACGCCACCCGGCACGCTGACCCCGTCACGGTAGAGGCTGAAGACCACCTCGTTGCCCGTAGCGCAGGCCACGCCAGCGTAGAAGGTGATGCGGGTGTTGGTCGACGGCAGGCCGAGGGCGTTGCGCTGGATGAACGGCGTCGGCAGCGCCGTCGTCGTGAAGTCGGGCGTGATCACCATCAGGGTGTCGAACGGCACCGGCACCGGGGTCAAGCCCAGGGCTGGCAGCGTGTGCAGGGCCGTGCTGAGAGCGCAGAAGCCCGGCGTCATCGTGTCGATGAAGTCTTTGATCATCGTCCGCACCGCTGCGGCCGTGATCAGGTGCGTGGCGTTGTCGGGGATCGTGGCGTCGGCCTGGGCGAGCAGGGCGAACATTGTCTTGCGTGCCATCAGGGGCTCCCGTTGTCGAAGGCGTTGTTGAAGCCCTGGTTGTAGGCTCCGGGGCCGATCACCGGCACGTTGCCGTCGGAGATCGACAGGAACCCCTCGGCCGTCAACGGCAGACCGGCGTACCAGTAGACCGGAAGGTCGAAGCTGATCCTGATCTGGCCCGCGTCGTTGGTCAGGGGGCCAGCCCCAGGCACCAACGGGTTGTCACTGTCGGTGATGCGACCGTCGTCAAGGTAGCCGATGGCCGCGAAGTAGAGGCTGGGATCGGAGCCTGCGATTGCAGCGGCGAGGCCGCCGTCGGCTCCGATGGGGGTGCCCCCATTGAAGTCGACAGGCGGCCCGGCCGACAGGATGATCCGGCCCTGCGGGTCGAACTTCAGCACGCCAGCGATCAGCATGGCGTGCTTGCCTTAGCTCGGTGCGGCGCTGGCAGTACCGAACGAACCCAGCACCGACTGGCCGGTCGTGAGCGCCACGCCCGACCGGTTGGTGTAGCCGGTCTCGACCACCGCACCGATGGCGACTGCGCCTGCGGCCGTGACGATCTTGCCGACGAAGCCGGTGAAGGCCGGGCCAGCGCCAGCGTCCCGCGAGCCGCCCTGGCCTGCGTAGCCGATGCCCCAGCCAGCCGTGTAGGGGCTGGAGACACCGGTTGCGAGGCTCTTGCCGCCGCCGATGTACATGATCGAGGAGTCGGCCGAGGCGGTGCCGTCGGGCTTGGTGATGCCGGGGGTGTAGTCGTCGTTGAAGCCTGCGGCCACAATCGAGGCAGGGGCCGTCAGGCCGATCACGGGGGGCGAGCCGAACCCGATGCCCGTCGAGAGGGCACCGGTCGACGCCTCGCCGCTGGCGGCGAAGCCCGAGCCGCCAGGGTTGCCGAGGTAGGGGACATCCACGTCCCGGTCCTTGGGCGAGCCCTTGGGACCGGAGAGGAGGTCGAACCCGACGAACAGCCCGAGGGACGGGTTCGCAAGGTTCTGCACTGAGGTGGAGCCTGGAAGTCCAGCGGGCATGAGAATCTCCTGTGGAAAAAGAAAGGGGGCCGCCAATGAGAGGCTTTCCCGGCGGCCCCCTATGTCACCCTTGATCGAGGTGAATCAGGCTCCGACCAGACGGCCCTGGAACTGGCGGCCGCTGCAGGTCAGGTTCCCGGCCCAGGCCAGGATCGAGACCTCCGCGTCTTGGTTCACGGCATACCGCTTGTTGGGGTTGAGCGGCACCATGTCCCGAGCCGAGTGCGGCCGCAGGAAGATGTACTTCGTGTTCAGGAAGAACGTCGTGTTCGCCGGGGCGAAGCCACCGATGCCGCCGTCGAGAACCACGTCGGCGTCCATGAACTTCAGCGACGGGAAGCCCAGGTTGCCGACCTCGGGCGAGGTGAACCGCTGCTGCGCCTGGAGGGACGCCATGTAGGTCGCCCAGGCGGCGTTGTCCTGCACGATCAGGTCGGGGCGGTCGGTGCCGCGCACGAGGCTGGCCCACATCGTGTTCATGAAGCCCTGGATGTTGGCCGCCGTCTGCGCTGCCGTCAGCGTGTACTTGCTGGTCCAGAAGGTCCACGTCGAGCCGACGATGCCACCGTAGGCGGTCGTCTGCGAGGCCGGGGCCAGCGCCGGGACGCCTGCGCCGAGACCGGTCAGGCTCTTGCCAGCGAAGGTCGTGCCGTCACCGTAGATGCCCTCGGCCATGAGGTTCGCCATCGTCGCCTCGGAGACCGTGATGCGGCCCTCCAAGAGGTCGATCATCTGCTCCTTGCCCGCGTTCTGGATTTCCTCCAGGCCGCTCATCGTGACCGGGCAGGCCAACTGCTTGATCGTGAACTCGGCCGCCGAGATCACGTCCGAGGCAGCAATCGGCAGGAGGTCATAGCCCGAGTACCAGCCGCCGTTCGCGTTCTGGGCGAAGGACAGTTCTTGGTAGATCACGTTGCCGCCGCTGAAGGGCTTGCGGTTGCCCCTCTGGTCGAGCCGCATGTAGAGGGCGTTGTTCTTGGTCACGTTGTCCGCGATCTTGCGGGTGCGTGACTGGATCGTGGTTGCGACGATGTCGCTGACGTTTGGGAATGCCATCGATGTTCTCCGAATGAAGTAATGCCTGGGGCTACATGCCCCGCCCTTTCACTCGGTCGTTCGATGGCCGTCGCAGGGGGTGTCGGTGGCCCGTAGGTCCTACTTCCCCCGGCCCGGTTCTACGGACCTCGTCCTACGAATGCGCCTGGATGGCCGCCTCGATGCTTTCGCGGATCGAGGTCGGTTCCGACGGATTCGGGTTGCCAACTGGTGCGCTGCCCCTGACCGAGACCGCTGCGCCTTTCGCACGCTGGGCGGCCTGGGTGAGGGAGCGGGCGTTTACACCCTGCTGCCGTGCGAGCATAACCTTTGACACCTCCGGGTGCAACATCGCTGCCCGCTCGTAGGCTTGCTCCAGGGTGACGTTGCGGCCGTGCTTCTCGGCAAGCTCGATGATGTCGGCCATCTCGTGCCGAAGGTCTTGGAAGAATTCGTTCTTCGGGTCCTGGGCGAAGACCTCAAGCTCGGAGCGCGCCTCGCCGTCGGCCGCCTGGACGATGGCCTGCTGGCGCTGCTGGGCCATCTGGTACAGGGGTGCCAGTTGCTGCTGCACCAGGGACTGGACGTAGCTGGGGTCGGCCCCGGTCTGCTGGCCCTGGCCGGGCTGCAGGGTGCCGACCAGCGCCTCGTCCAGGGTCTGCACGTCGACCCCGTAGACCTTGATGACCTGGGCCAGCATCTGCGCCTTCTCATACGGGGTGCCCTGGCGCATTGTCCGAGTGACCTCCATCAGGTTCCTGACGGCGGTCAGCGGGTCGACCCCCTCGGCCTGGATCACGGGCAGGTAGGGCTGGATCGTCTGGGTGAACCGCTCGGCGATGCTGCGGGCCGGGGCCATCTCGTTGACGTACCGCTGCATCTCCATCTCGCGCCGCACCACCTCGGCCTGGGCGGCAGGCGGCATCGCCTTCCAATGCTCCCGGGCCAGGGGCGACCATGACTGGGGCGCGTTGTAGACACCGGCCTGCGGAGCGGCCTGGATGGGCGCTGGCTGGCCTTGGACAGGCGGGGTGGCACCAGGGGTGCCTGGACCCGCCTGAGGCGCTTCCTGGCCTTCCTGGGGCTTCTCGCCCGCCTTGGGCAGGAACCGGCCCAGGGCGTCCCGGTCGCCCCGGGCTTTCGCCTCGGTGGCCGCCTGCTCCGACAGGGGAGTCGACTCGGGCTTGATGCCGCCCTCGGAGTCGCCCCCCTCGGGGGCGTGCTGCTCGATGGAGCTTTCGAGGGTGTCGCGCAGGCTCGGGCCGTCGTCTGCTGCCGGGGCTTCGCCGTCGGTGGGGTCCATAGGGTTTTCCTTGTAGTGGTTTACGAACGCGGGAAGGGCTGTAGGCTAGAACTTGAGAGGGAAGGACTTCAGCAGCCAGAGGATCAGGGCGATGGCCGCCACGGCGTAGATCACGATCTTGAAGGGCGGCGGCATCGGGATGTAGGTGGTGATCAGGTAGACGATCAGGCCGATGACGGCCAGAACGAGCAGAACGGTCACCAAGGCGGTCAAATCCATGTCTAGCTCCCGTGGACGCGGTGCCAAGCTTCCGCAATATCGTTACGGGTAATTGCACCGCCGCTCTCGCCGCGTCGGTAGGCTTCCCGAGCTTTCTCGGCCTTCGCCCAGGTGGCCGTGTAGTCGTCGGCCGTCGTGAGACCGTGGCGCTTCATGTACTCCCGATGCTTCGACCGGGAGGAGATGTCGGTCCCGTCCTGGGCACGCAGCCCGTCGTAGCTCCGGTCGCCCGCCAGGACGTTGTCCCGGGCGTTTAAACCCGAGGGTGGGAAGTACCGCTCCATCGGCTGCTGGCAGCAGAAGTACGGCCGGGGGTTGGCGACATGCTCGCTGATCGGCCGGTAGACCTCGTCGGTCCTCTCGCACTTCTCGCAGATGAAGGAGTAGGTCGGCATCACTGTCCTCGCAGATGGCGCACTGTAGCTTGTCGCTTCATGCCCTGCTTCAGCTTGTCGCCCCCGGCATCGGCGGCGTTGAATTCCTTGGCGACCTCGACCGGGGGAGTCTCGACCTTGTCGGGCTTCCAGCCGTGGGCCACGGCCGCCATGAACCGAGCCTGCTTGGGTGTGCTGCTGGGCATCAGAATCCCTCCTGCTCCTTCTCGCGGAGCGCATTCACCAGGGCCGCCGTCGAGGCGGCGGCAGGTGCGGTGAAGTAGGCGAACTTGCGCCAGTCGCTGGGCTCTTCCTTCAGCCGCTGGGTGCCAAGCTCGCCCGTGACCGGGTCCTTGGAGGTCCCGGTGTAGCCCTTGTCTTTGTGCGCCTGGAGACTGTGCTGCATCTCTTCCCAGGACATCTTCGGGAGCTTCTTGATGTCGGGGTGGGCCATCTCGTGGGGCTCGACCCGGCCCCGGTAGGTGTCCCAGAGCCGCCACTGCTCGGGAAAGAGCGGGAGGTCGGGGTTGGCCCCACGGGACTGGTTGACGTAGTCCACGATCTTGTTGTAGTACGGCCCGAATTCGACCGCATCCTGGGGCTCAAAGGCCAGCCGCTCGGGCTGAATAGCCTGATGCACGCTCGGATTGACCTCGCCGCTGGCGAGCCGGTACTTCGCGCTCGGGTGGCTGGAGACCACGTCGATGGCGGCCTTCTCCAGGGCGCTGGCGAAGGCGGGATCGGTCGCGGCCCGGCCCAGGAGGTCGGCATGGCCCGCCCCAGGCATCTTGGTGAGGTCCGCGAGCCTGCCGGTGAACGACGCTCCAAGCTCCGGGTCCTGCATCAGCCGCTCCATGCTGTTGCGGATCATGTGGAGGTCGACGGCGCTGGTGTCGCCCTTGGCGAGGTCGAGGAACGGCACGCCCAGGCTGGCGGTCTTCGGCCCCAGGCCAGGGACCTGATTCATGATCCGGCGGGCCACGTCCTGATAGCCCTCGCCCTGGCCGGGGGAGAACATCTCGGGGTTGTCGCGGGAGAGGCGGGCAAGCTGGGGCATGTTGCCGAAGTCGGCAGTGCCCTTGACGCCCATGCCGCCACGGCTGGCCGCTCCGGTGCCTGCCTCGGCACCTCGTGCAGCCTCAGGCGTCATCGCGGCGATGCGGTTGATGTCCTCGGGACCGCGAGCGCGCAGCCGCATCGCCAGGAATTCGTTCTGGGTCAGCGGCGCGTTGGGTGAGAGCAGCGAGAAGTTGAGAGCGTTGAAACGGTCTGCGGCGTCGGCCGGTCCCGGCCGCTCGTAGGTCCGCAGGAACTTCTGCATCAGCTTGTTGTGCAGGTCCTGGGGCAGCGAGCCCGGGTCGAAGTTGTTGGCCTTCATCTCCCAGACATCGGGCAGCGTGAACTTGCCCTCCAGGCCGCCGGGGACCATGACCTCCTTGCGGGTGGTCAGGTCACTCAGCCCCAGGCTCTGGGAGGGGGTGCGGGACAGGTCGACCCCGTGCTGCTGCCCGAAGGCCACCCACTCCTCCGGGGACATCTCCCCGGCGGGCTTGGGCAGCACCTGGGGCTCGGAGCGAAGCTCGGCCCGGTTGACCAGGGCTTGGTCGACCTTCGATGCGTCGATGGTCGGCCCCTTGCTGGCCTTCTCGCTGATGATCGAGCGGGCGATGTCGGGCTCGCCAGCCTCGATCACCGGCCGCATGGCCGCCGCGCTGCGCTCGATCTGCGGCCCGACCTTGGCGGCCTTGCCGACGGCCCTTGCGGCGGCCTTGGCGGCCCGTCCTGCCCCCTTGGTGGGGTCGACGGTCTCCATCAGCCCCAGGGTGGTCGCTGCTGCCAGGGGGCTGGTCTCGGCCATCTTGTCGATGGGATGCCCCAGGACATCGCCGACCTTCTCGGTCGCGCCCTCGATGGTCTGCCCAAGCTCGCCCAGGCGCTGCGCGCCGCGCTCGGTCACCGGGCCGCCCCAGGCGTTTACACGCTCGATCTGGTCGACGGCGCTCTTCAGCGCCGCATCGGTGCCCTTGCCCCGGAGGAGGTCGGCCAGCCCATAGCTGGCCCCTGTCAGGCCAGCCACGGGCTGCTTGACCATCCCCAGCAGTAGCTGGGAGGTGGCGTCAAGCTGGCCGCCTGCCTCGGTGGCCCCCTCCCGCAGGAGGTCACTGAGGCGGGACATCTTCCTTCGCCTTCGGCTCGGCGTAGCCGGGCTCGACCACGCCCTCGACCTTCGGGCCGCCATGCGCCTCGATCCAGGCCGCCTTCTCCTCGGCGGTGGCCCCACCCGTGTCGAACCGGGCAGGCATCACCTCCTCGGCGGCGGGCTCGGAGTAAGCCTTGCCCTCGGCCTTGGCCGCCTTGTCGAGCTTGGCCTGCTCGGCCAGCGCCTCGGCCTCGTACTTCGCCTGGACCGGGTCCACTTCGGGGGTTGTATCCTTGGTCTTGCTCATCTCGGTCTCCTACTGCATGGGTGCGCCCGGCATGGGCGCGGGGTTGAGTGCCGTGGTGTTGGGCGGCGGCTGCATGTCCATGCCGCCGGGACCGTTGGGCGGTGCGCCCTCGGGGCCGCCCAGCAGCGCCTGGGCACCGTGGGTCGCGGCCTGGATGTGGTGCATCCCGGCCTGGGCGAGGTTCTTGACCGCCTGGGTCTTGTTCTTGGTCGCCTCGGACTCGGTCTTCGCCACGTCGGCCTTCTCCTGCGGGCTGGGCTCCTGCTGGCCCTTGTCCGCTTGGCTGGCGGCGGCGATGGCGGCGTCGAGGACGGTCTCGATCTCCTTGCCGATGCGGAACCCGCCGAGACCCCACTTCAGCATCTGCATGACGATGGGGGCGGCCTCGGGGCTCGTCTGGATCAGCGGAGTGATCGACTGGACGAAGGAGCCCACGGCTTCCATGAACTGGGTGCGGGAGTCGCGCTCCTGTGCCCAGTCGACCATCGCCATCGACTCGGCCTCGACGCTGATCCGGTAGAACTTGGAGTTGTCGGGGCTCTTCAGGAACCCGATGGCGTCCTGGGCCAGCGGCGCATCGGGCGAGTGCAGGATGTTGGAGCGGTCGATGATCGTCTGCGGCTGGAAGCGGTCGCAGATGATCTGCGCCTTGATGCGCTGGCCGCTGGCGACCCAGGCTCCAATGGCCTGCTGCTTGAACTGCAGCCGGTTGCCGCCGAACTGCGCCTTCAACTGCTGCGCCCCCAGGGTCTCGTCGGGGTCGGTCATGCCGCGCATGATGTCGCCGATGCCCAGCACCTCGTAGAGGTTGCCCTTGATGATGTCCCGCTGGGCCGTGAGACTCTCGATCACGTTGGCGATGATCTCGATGGGGACGAAGTCCATCTGGCCCTTCAGGCCGCCCTTCTCGGCAAAGGCGGCCCAGTTGTCCACCGGGATCATCTGGTTCTCCATGCCCTCGGTGAAGACCCGGCCGATGGGGGTCGAATTCTTGTCGTAGACCCCGACCACCTTGCACGCCTTGGTGAGGTACTTGATCCGGGTCGTAAGCTCATCGATCTGCTGGTACTGGTCCTGGGCCAGCAGGTAGTCGGCCCTCGGCAGGAAGGCGCTGGTGGTCAGGTTCGCCATCAGCGGCTGCGGGCAGGGGAAGAACGTCTTCAGCTTGAGCGGGTCGGGCTTGTAGTCGCAGATCAGGTGGTAGCCCAGGACGTGCCAGTAGGCGCACTTCGTCTGCTTGTCCCAAATCTCGAAGACCGCCGCCTTCTCCCAGGGGTCGTTCCTGACGCCCAGGGCATCACCCTTGCTCTTGGCCTTGGAGACCGGGATGTCCTTGCCGATCTTGTCGCCGAACCGCTCGCAAAGCTCCTCGCGGGTCATGTAGACCCGACGTGCAACCCAGCGCACGTCCTGCCAGACCCGGGCCGGGGACCACCAGAAGTCCTCCCAGTAGACGTAGTCGGCCGGGGCTTCCTCGTTGACGATGGCCTCGTACTTGATCGGCTCGGCCAGGAGAGCGCCCGTGGCGGGGTCGGTGACGGGCGGGGTCTCGTTCTCGGCGGTCTCGACCTCGTAGCGGTACCAGACCTGACCCATGCCGACGACGAGGTAGTCGCCGACGGCCTGCCGGGTGATCTCGGGGTAGGTCGACTCGTCGTCGTCCTCGCAGTCGTTGTTGAGGATGCGCTGCAGGATGTTGCCCGCGACCCGGGACTGGTCGTCCTCGGAGTCCTTGTGGGTGTTCGACACGTCGACATTCGGCGGCTTGGCGTACAGGCTCGCCTTCAGCACCTCGATGTTGGACCAGAACAGGTTGAACTTGGAATCGGCGTTGTCGTAGGCCGCCCCGTCCCGCTCATCGAGGTACTTGGCGGTCAACTTCTTGCCCAGGCGGTGGAACTTCGCAAGCTCCTTCTTCGCAGCCTGAAGCTCCCGTTCCCAGCGCACCGCCATCTCGGCCGGATTCTTGCCCTTGACGGGCTCGGCCACGAGCTTCTGGTCGCCCGGTTTTGCGACCTCCTTGGTGTCGCTGAACTCCTTGCCATCCCCCTTGTCGAGCGGCTTTTCGTCACCCGTAACTGCAGGCTGGCCCGGTTTCGGGGGCTGGGGTCCGTAGGTAGCCATCAGGCAAGCCTTCCAGGGGTCGTGTGGATGCCCACGGTCTCGTGGAGTTGGTCGAGTGTAAACGTCCGGTTGAGCGGCGGCACGATGATCACCTTCGGCTCGGGCGGCGCAGGCATCAGTTCCAGCTTCGCCGCGCCCTCCATGAAGGCGTCGGCCGGATGGCTCGACCAGTCATGCCTGGGCTCGGCCTTGAAGGTCTTGGTCTCCTCGTCGTACTCGTAGGAGTAGGTCCTCAGGGCCATCAGGAACGGCTTGCAGGCGTCGTTGTTGCTGATCCTGACCCGCCGCAGCATCAGCCGCCCGGCGTTGATCGAGTCGCTCTTCTTCCTCTGCTCGTTGACGCTGATCTTGCAGCCGTCCCACGGCAGATCGAGCAGGAAGGTCTCGACGGCGCTGCGCTTGGATGCGAAGGTCTTGGCCCTGGCGTCGTGCGGCAGCAGCAGCCGGTCGGCGCGGGGCTGGGCGCGCAGGCGGGGTATCCACTCCTCGGCATCCAAGCCTGAGGCATCATCGTAGTGGAATATCTCGTAGCCGCCGCGCATCCTGCGCCACCAGACCCAGGCGGCCTTGTCCCGGTAGCCGATGTCGGAGGTGACGATGATCTCGCTCGCGCCGTCGTCGCGGAGGTCGAGCGGGCAGATGCGGCCCTGCTTCTCCATCTGCTCGATGTAGCGGCCGAAGATCGCGCCGACGTTGGCCGCCGAGAAGTCGCAGTCGTACTCCTGGCGGTATAGCTCGTCGGGCATCTCGGCCCGCTCCTCGGCCAGCACCCACTCGGGGATGTGCTTGGTCTGGGCCACGCCCAGGTGCGAGTGATACCAGTGGTCGCTCGATTTGGCTAGCTGGATCAGGTCGTGGAACCAGTTGTAGCCCCGGGGTGTAGAGATGAAGCCTGCCCAGCCGCCGTTGCCCGCGAGCATGGGCCGGAACATCGACCACGCCCTGGGGTCTGAGAGGGCCGCCTCGCTCATCACGATCCCGAACGGGTTGGAGCCGACCAGGGAGTCGTAGTAGTCGCTGCCGACCAGTTGCCAGATCGCCCCCGAGCGCAGGGTGATCTTCATCTCGGTCTTGTTGGTGTCCTCCCGCAGCGCCTTGGGGAACACCACGTCCAGGGTCTTCCTGCCCTCGTTGTCGAAGCCGTCCCAGACCACCTTCCTGGCGTGCTTGTGCGTCGGCAGCATGTGGAAGTACATGCCGGGCCGCTCGAAACTGGCCTTGGCCGTCTGGTGCAGCATGGTCAGGTCCTTGCCGTACCGCCTGGGCCAGCAGCAGGCCGCACGCAGCCCGCCGTTGTCGAAGTAGCCCATCAGGTCGTCCTGGGGGCCGCGAGGCGCGAAGCCGTTGGGGATGGCGATCTCAGGCATCACCGCTTCCCGACGCTGATCCAGATGAGGATGCAGACGATCCCCGCCGCCAGCAGTCCGACGAGCCAGCCCATCTCACTTGTCCCACCTGTCGAGCATGTCCATGGCTGTAGCCTCGGGCACCACGGTGTTGCCGTACTGGCCGCTCGTGCCGTGGGCGATGAGGCGGATGGCGCACCAGTAGACCAGCCACCTCGGCGCGTGCCACGCGACCCACCGCTGCAGCCGCTCCTTGGTCTCCTTCGCCAGCAGCGCACGCTGCAGCCGGGTCACGTCGGCCCCACCATCGAGAGCGTGAAGCTCCGGGCTGCATCCCAGATGCGCTGGCACTGAGCGTGCTGCTGCGCCTTGCTCAGGTCGCCGTCGAAGCGGAGCTTGACGATCACGTCCTCGTACAGGTCGTACCGCTCCTCGCGGGCCGAGAGCGCCTGCTCGCCCCTGTGCCCTGGAGCCCAGGGCGATGCCGTTTCGTCACTGGTAGTCATGCCATCCCCACCCACATGCCCGGCCGCACATGGAACGGCACCAGCAGGCTGGCGACGTGCTGCCCGACCACCTCGGCGGGCATCGGGTGCCACGTCAGGCCGTGGTCGAGCCGCACGAGGCCGCAGTGCGCCAGGACGCCAGCGTGCAGCGTCCGGTATTGCACCGCCTGCTCGTAGGCTGGCGAGCCGTCGCACACGTCCAGCACCAGCAGCGTGCCGCCGGGGCGCAGCATCGAGTACGCCACCGCCAGCATCGCGGGCACGTCGTCCACATGGTGCAGGCTGTAGCCCAGGACTACGAGGTCGTAGCCGCTGCCGGGCAGGCTCGGGCCGTCGCGCATGTCGGCCATGACGCGAGCGCCTGGGCACACGCAGCGAGCTAGCTGGGCCATCGACTGGTTGACCAGGGTCACCTCGATGCTGGGCATGGCGTCGACCCAGTACCGCTCCATGCCGCCGACGCCGCAGCCCAGGGACAGGACGCGGCCGTCGATGGGGACGAAGACGTGGGCCAGCACCGCCTGAGCGTGTAAACGCTCGTCGGGGTCGAGCAGGAACATCTGGTAGACCGTGCGGCCCTGGGCCAGGAGATCGTCGGTCACCCGGCCGACCAGCACCTCGTCGCCATAGGCCGGGTGGTCCTCCAGGGGCCAATTCCCCGTAACGAAAGGCCGCGCCTTGGCCGGTGATGCCTGGGGCTCAGTCGGGGTCACTGGCGGGCTCCTGGGGCCGCTGCTGGCCCGACTTGTTGATGACCACGGTCAGGGGGCCGCCGCCCTCGCCTGTGACCTCGGCCCTGGACAACCTGGGGGCGGCAAACTCGGCGAGGTTGCCGAGGATGCGGGCCGCCTCGCTGGGGTTGGGTGGCCGCCCCGGGATCGTCTTGCCGTTTACACGTCGGCTCTTGCTGCCCTCGGCCGTCTGCTGCAGCCACAGGGCCACGTTGTCGGCGTTGTCCTCCAGCAGCCGCTGGATGGTCTCGCGGAAGGTCGCCGTCGCCTTGTTGGGGCTCCCAGGGGGCCGCCCAGGGCCGGGCAGGCCAGTGCCGATCCGCAGGGGCTTGCCGTCGCTGCCAGCGCCGCTCGCTGCCGCGTTTTTCGGCGTTTTTGTAACAGGCTTGCTCATAGGGCCGCAGCATACGCCCAGGCCGCCCGGAACAGCCGAACAGCCCAGAACAGGCTGTTCCCCTATATGCGCCTCGCGCGCGCCGCGCACTCATAGCTACCGCCTCTCTCTCTCTCTTAGGGTGTATGAGCAGCGACTGTCCTGGGCTGTTCTACCTATGAGAACGCAGGCTGTTCCACGCCCTCGGCCTCGACTGTCCTGGGTTGTCGCTACCGGGCGTCAGCCTGGGCTGTTCCGACCGCCTGTCGACTTATTTTCGCCCTAACCCGACGAACGGTAGCCTGGGGCTCCAAATATCACTAGAATTCAAGCTTGACAGCCACCCACCAAAACGGAGTTTTGAACATGAACGCAGCAGCAGCATTCGTCGGTCCCCTGCCCCAGGCCAAGAAGGGCCGCCCGGCCAAGCACGGCTCTGCCGCCGAGCGCCAGAAGGCTTGGCGTGCCGCCAACGCCGTGAAGACGATCCGCATCGACGGCAAGGCGGCGGCGACCATCGAGCGCCTCGCTGAAGCCTTCGACTGCGACCAGACCCACGTCGTCAACAACCTCGTCCGCTTCGCCCTGGCGAACCGCAACTGGGCCACGATGGGCATCGGCGGCTGGGACATCAGCGACCGCCGCCATGCCGGTGGCAAGCGTGCTGCCCCGGCCCTGGACCTGTCGGCCCTCGACGCTGAATTCCCCCTCGTTTAAACCCCCACCACCACCCTGGAGCTACACCATGACCACCGCCACCTTCGCCACCGCTACCTCGATCAGCAACGCCCAGGCCAAGGCCATCGAGTCCTTCAAGCGATTCATGCAGACCCAGGTCTCCAAGGTGCCCGCCTATGGCGACACCGTGACCTACGAGGTCCAGACCACCGAGTACGGCCAGACCTGGGTGACCGCCCGCACCGACATGACCGGCCTGGGCGAGGGCAACCTCCTGCGGGCCGTGTCGAGCCAGTACTGGCTGGTGCGTGTCGGCGAGCGCGGCGGCCTGACCGTCCACATGGCCCCCAAGTCCTGGCTGCAGTTCAAGGGCCGCCGCGTCATGGGCATGACCTTCAAGCAGTCCCACTAGGAGCCTCAGGCGCTAGGGCAACCAGCCCTAGCGCCTGCGATCCGCAGGCAACCCGACCGAGACCACCACCATGCCCAAGACCACCTACCAAGCCTTCTGCGGCTCCCTCCTGGCAGGCGAGCGCAAGAGCGACCGACCCTACGAGTGCGCCATCGTCCTGTTCGACTTCAACCCCGCCACCTACCGGGCGGCCGTGGTCGACCAGTTCTACACCGCTGGCACCGAGACCACGATCAAGTACTTCCGCTCGACGCTGGCGACCCCCGTCGGCCACCACAAGCCCGGCCGGGGCTACCCCGTGACCGCCGACGACCACCGGCAGGCGGCCGACTACCTGGGCGACCTGACCGACGAGGCGATCCTGCGCCGCGAGCTTGCCCGCCGCCTCGCCCAGGCCGACGAATTCATCGCCAAGACCCAGGGCGTGCCCAGCGTCCTGTCCTGGCACATGAGCGCACACAACGGCCAGAAGGCGCTGGCGGCGGCCCAGGCCAAGGGCTACCTGAGGCACTGGGCGATGGCCCTGGTGCCTGCCAGCGCCAAGCCGGTGAAGGCTCGCAAGGCGGCCCAGGCCACCAGCCCCAGCAGCGTCGGCTGACCCCATTTCGTTACGGCTGATTAGAGCCAGGGCTTGACGCCCTGGGCTCCAGCCGACGAGAATCCAAACCTCCTGCCACCACGAGACCATCACCATGCGTACCCCCACCCTAGACGAAGGCTGGTCCTTCACCACCCGCTCCGACCTCGTCGTCGTCGGCACCAACCCCGAGATGGCCGATGTCGACAACCCTCGCGGCCACCTCTTCGGCCTGCTCTGGTACGTCGTCGCCAGCAACGAGCATGGCGACACCCGCGAGCTTGCCGTGGTCTCCTCGACCGCCAGCAGCGACACCAAGGCCACGGCCGAGGCGCTGGCGACCCGGCTCGGTGCCCGGCTGCTGAACCTGGGCAAGCTCCCCATCGGCTTCGCCATGTGGCCCGACGGCCGCCCGGTCTACGGCTCCGACGCCTACGTCGAGTACGGGCAGGCCGAGGACCTCGCCCTGGAGCGCCGCGAGGCCGACGACGAGGCACGCAACGGGGGCTACGCATGATCGCCAACGTCCTCACCGCCTGGGGCTACGTCCTGCTGTTCTTCGCAGTGCCCCTGGTCGGGCTCCTGGCCCTCGCCGCGCTCGCCGCGCTCTTCGCACCCGGCCCGAAGCGGCCGCCCTACCGCCTGCGCGAGGACCCCCTGGTCCGTTTCGTCGTCTGGCTCTTTCGGAGGTCCCCATGACCCTCTACAGCATCGCCACCCTCGCCGCCTTCGGCGTCGTCCTGCTCGTCGTCGCGCTCTTCAACTGGCTGGCCGAGCGGCAGCGCAAGCACGATGCCGCCGAGGCGCACAAGGCCGCTGCCGAGCGTGCCCGCATCCGCCACATCCGCTCGATGCAGGCGCTCGCCGACGAGGCCGAATGGACCAGCCCCAAGCGTGGGAGGCGACTGTGAAGTACCACCTCGACCTCGCCTGGGCCATCGCCAGGGCCGCCTTCTTCACCGTCGTCGCAGTCTTCTGCGGGGCCATGATCCTCTACGCCCTGGTCGACATCTGCGTCAGCCTCTCCGCTCTCATCTGGGTACACCAATGAAGACCTTCTACTCTGTCGATGCCACCACGCCCTACCGCTTCAGCCGCAGGCTGGGCGAGCAGGTGCCCGATGCCCAGTACGCCAATCCCATCGAGGGTCCTGGCCCCTCGGCCCTGAGGACCGCCAAGCTCGCGTTCTGGGGTCTGTGGCTGGGGCTGATCCTGGCCGTCGGAGCCACCCTGGCGGCCCTGGCCTTCGGAGCCTGAGGCTCCCATTTCGTTACGGAGAATTATCACCATGCACCTGAAGCACAACCCCGACGGGACCTTCACCACCGTCTTCGGTGGGCGCGACGTTTACACGGGCGTCAAGCAGACGGCCGAGCGGCTGGGCCGCGAGCTTGAGTGGGGCGAGCGGTGCCCGATCTGCCTCGCCCGTGCCGACTGCTCGACCGAGCCGCACTGCCCGGCGGCCCAGCCGACGAACGGTCAACACAAGGCTGTAGCCTAGGGCTTAGAATCGTGCTTGCCAATCCCGGCATCAGGAGAACCCCATGAGCTTCAACCCCGCCACCTTCAACGCCAGCAACTTCACGCCTGCCAAGGCCGCCGAGATCGTCCAGACCGCCGTCACTGCCCAGGCTCTACGGGAAGCCGGTGCCCGCTGGCTGAAGCGCCATGACTCGTTCGCCGACGGCAAGGCCGACACCTGCTTCGACATGGCCGACAAGCTCGACCGCTTCGGCTCCTTCGTCAGCGACAAGCAGGCAGGCTACGCCGCCAAGCTGATCGAGTGGTCGCAGCCCAAGCCCTACTCGGCCGTGATCGAGGCCACCGTGCGCCCGCCCCAGGTCGCCGCGATCCTCCAGCCCGCTCCGGTCGCCCCGGCCCCCCGGCTGGTCCTGCCCAAGCTGATCGACCTGATGCAGCGCCTCGCCAAGCTCCGCATCGGCGACCTGACCATCAGCCGCAAGAACGGCGAAGCCTACTGCTGGATCAAGCACTCGGCCTGCGACCGTGTCGTCGGCAAGATCGAGGGCAACGGCACCTTCGCCCTGTTCTCCCGCCCCGGCGTCAATCAGGCCGACCTCCTGGCCGCCCTGCTCGACATCGAGAAGGACCCCGAGGCCGCCGCCGTCCTGCACGGCAAGCTTTCGGGCAACTGCTCGGTCTGCGGCCGCGACCTGACCGACCCCGAGTCGGTCGCCCGTGGCATCGGCCCGATCTGCGCGGGCAAGTTCTGACCACCCACCCCGCCCCCTCCGGGGGGCACCCAGGAGCCACCACCATGACCACCCAATCGAAGGCGCTGAAGAACTACAAGGCCGTCTGCAAGCGCCGCCAGGAGAACCTGCTCGACCCCAACTGGGGCGGCAGCGCCGAGGCGCGCTGCTTCCCCCGCTGGGAGCCCGGCATGACCACCCGCGAGTACCTGCGGCGCTTCCAGAACCTGTGCCACACCCTCCCCGTGGGCTACACCTACGTCGACCGGGCGGCCGCGATGCTGGACCCGTTCGAGCCCGAGGTGGTCGAGGAGGTGGCATGACCGCCGCCCAGCCCCTGCGGCCCCAGGTCATCAGCGTGCGCCTCTGCTCCTGGCAGCGGCCCGACGTGCTGCAGACCATGCGGAAGCACCCGACCAGGGCGATGCCCAAGTCGGCCGTCAAGCTCAGTGACAGCGTCTGGTTCATGCCCAAGACCGGGGCGACCGATGCCCAGGTCTTCACCCGCTACCTCGACTGGCCGTACTTCCTGTACGCCCGCGAGTGGAACGCCAACGCCACGATCCAGCCCAGGATCGAACTGATCGGGGCGCGGCAATGACCCTCACCTACCCCTGCGTCGTTCGCGGGCGCATCGTGGAACTGACGGCCGAGCAGATCGCCCAGGTCGAGCAGCGCCTGATGACGCCCGAGGAGAAGATCACCACCCTGGCGAACCGGGTCTCGGCCCTGGAGCGCCTCGTGGCCCGGCTGCTGGAGAAGCTGAAGTGACCCCCTCGACCAAGCCGGTCACCCGCCTGTCGAGCGCCTACGTCCGCGACAAGGGCTTCCGCCCCGTGGCCGTGACCATCACCGGGTCGGTCATCGAGCTTCGCTGCTTCGGCCGCCGACAGGTCGAGACCCTCGACATCGCCACCGCTTACTACCGCTGCGTCAAGGAGCGGGTGGTCTCGGAAAAGGCCGCCCGCAAGGCGGCGAAGAAGGCCAGGAAGCCCTAGGCACCAACCCCCAACCAGTCCCTTTTCGTTACGGAGAATTGCATGACCGCTACCGCATCCTTCAAGCTCGACGCCGCCGCCATCGAGTACCTCTTCCCCGAGGGCTCGCAGGCCAGGATCGACCTGCAGCAGACCATCATGAACGAGATCGTCCGCAAGCTCGTGGACCGCAACGTCACCAACATGCGGGCGCAGATCGACGCGGCCGTCAAGACCGAATTCCAGGCGCGGCTGGCCGTGGAGGGCATCAAGCACCTCGGCCAGAACCTGACCCTGTCCGACCCCGCCAGGAAGCTGATCGCCGAGCAGGCCACCAAGGTCTACGTCGATGCCGTCCAGGCGGCCGTCAACGCCGTCGCCGAGCCCGAGCTTGAGTCGATCCGGCGCAAGCTCCACGTCGCCCTCGACACCGGCCTGCGTGCCCAGATTCAGGAGCAGGCCAAGATCGCCCTGCGCGGGGTCCTGTCGTGAGGAAGGACGCCAAGCAGGCCGTGGCCCGCCTGAAGCGGGAGGGGCTGGTCACGGCCGTCGAGCCGACCCGGGGCCAGCACGTCAGGCTGACCCTGGCCGACGGGTCCTTCTACGTCGCCGCATCCTCCTCGACCAGTAGCCGGGGGCTGAAGAACATGGTGGCGGCCATCCGACGAACGGTAGGCAAGTAGGGCTTGTGGAGCTTTAAACCTGGGGCTACACTCTCGGTGTCAGTTCCCCACCACCACCAAGGACCCCCATGAAGAACGCACCCATCACCCGAGAGCAGTGGCTCGAAATCGCCGTCCACGAGGTCACCCTGGCGAACCCGTCCATCACCTTCCCGCCGGTCAAGGTCTCCTGCTCCTGGCCCGGCGGCGGCAGCGCCCGCAAGCGCATCGGCGAGTGCTGGTCGCGTGCCGCCTCGCAGGCGAAGGTCAACGAGATGTTCATCAGCCCCAAGCTGGAGGACCCGGCCCGAGTCGTCAGCGTGCTGGTCCACGAGATGGCCCACGCCATCGATGACTGCAAGAACGGCCACAAGGCTCCGTTCGTCGCCATCGGCAAGAGCCTCGGCCTGACCGGCAAGCCGACGCAGATGGAACTGCCGCCCGAGCTTGCGGCCGCCCTGGCCCAGGCCGTGATCGCCAAGGCCGGTGCCTTCCCGCACCGCCGCCTGGACATGAGCAGCCGCAAGAAGCAGTCGACCCGGATGCTGAAGTGCGAGTGCGGCGACTGCGGCGCGATCTTCCGCATGAGCGCCAAGGTCCTGGCGATGGCCGAGGACGGCCTGTCGTGCCCGATCTGCCGCGAGGAGAACGTGCAGGTCGGTTGACCTGACCGGGAGCCGGGGTCTACACTCCCCGGCTCCTACACCACCCTGGAGCCTGAAGATGTCACTGAAGCCCCGCGAGGTCCTCGCCAAGTTCCCCGACCACTTCCCTAGCTGGTTCGGCGAGTACTTGCACGAGAACCTCCACGTCTACGCCGAGATCGAGCGGCTGGCCCTCCAGGCGACCCGCCGCCTCAACCACTACGGCATC